TTTCGGCTGAGTGCATATAATTTGTTCCATCACTTATAAAGTCTGCATCGTCAATATATCCGAAGTTTTCATTTGAAGTGAAATTTACACGAACCATCTGCTGATATTTAAAGCTTGTTGTAGATGTAATTGATACTCTTCCTGCAACAGGCATATACATGCATGTTTTGTCAGGAGCTTCATTAAAACCATCGTGACCAAGATCTGGCATACCATTAATTTTAACTGCTCCTGAGGTATCAATAAGCCTCCCCATTCCCCATGCACCTCGAAAGTAAAAACCACGACACTTTATAAAATAAGCACCAGCTTCTAATGCGAATGAATTTGCTGAAAAGTTTGCCGTAACAATGCCATCGGGGTCGAACTCTTTATTGGTAATTGGTCTGTCAGACCATGTATTAGCACTAAATCCAGTCCCTGCATCATCATTTTGTATTCGTTGAGTAAGCATTGCATAACTACTAAACAGGCCACCGCCTCCACTGCTGCTACTGCCACTACTATCACTGCTTGCAGTGGTTACTTTTCGCCATGCAGACGCATCATGTAGATATAACTCATTTGTAGTTGTATCAAAGAGCATTTCTCCTTTAAATGCACTTGAAGTAGAACTCAAACTTGTCTGAGCAACAGACTGGAAAATACAAATAGAGGTGTCAGTAAATTTTTCTCTGCCAATTGTATTTGCACCAATTCGATCAGCCCCCACCGTCCCTGAAGTTAATAAATCAGCACTATGGGCAGGGATATCCGTTCCAAGCAATGTACCTCCAGTTACCAAAAGACCTGAACTGTTAAACTCACCCTTGGTAAATGTTCCACTTTGAACCGAACTACCGCCTAAACTAATAACCCCATTAGTTACAGATAACCCCGTTCCAACTTGCAAGGCTCCTTTTACAGAATCGGTTCCATCAGGTAAATCTGCTGATTCAATCGCCCTGTAAGAACTAACAAGTCCCTTAGAGGTAACAGAAACAAGATTAAAAGCAGAACTAGCAGTGACATCATTATCAATTTCAATCACTCCAGCATCAAGCCTTAAACCCTCCGCGTTGACTTTTATCGCTCCCAAGCTTGTTGATGTAGCAGTTGGTAAATCAGACCCGCTAATTGTTCTAAGTGTCACCGTTCCACCTTCTCCTGTCGGGCCAGCTACGAATTGAGCCGCCGCTGTTGAGTCTCCTATATTTGCCGCTAATGTTGCAGTTGATCCGCTTAACGTCGTAACGATATCTATCAAGGCTGTATTACTACTTGCTATTGTCGTGATTGCGTCAGGTGCTTTTAATGATTGCCACGCGCTCCCATCCCAAATAGAAGCAGCATAAGAAGCCGCACTATTAACAGCTATTTGACCAACAAATCCACCAGCAGCAGGTAATCCGCTAGTTAGATTACTTGCCGAGTTATCAGCGAGTTTTGTTGCGTCAATTGCGTCAGTTGCAATCTGCCCCGTATCTATTCCTAAATTTGCTATTGCTGAACCCGCTATTGATTGACTACTTACATTAACTTTAGCAATAGGAATTGTGTCGCTTGGTAGTAAACCAAAGGCAGATGAACTTAATAAATCCTCGATCTTAAGTGACTTTGTTTCACTACTAGAAATATCAACAACAACTAATACATCTGCTAAAACAAGATTTGCTCCAGTCAGTGCCGTTAATTCACTAATTTTTTTTGTTGACATTACCTAATAGCCTCTTTAATCAAATTCTAATACAAGATTAGTTGAGCCATCATCATCCAATACAAGATCAATAGCCACATCCTCTCCACCAACCTCTTCTGTCTGTTCTGCGATGTATGTCGTAGGTGTTGTGGCTGTATCGACGTTCATTTTTATATCTAATGGGCCGGTAGTAATAAAATTAATTTTCATCTCTTGAATACTCCCAACGCCAAAACTAACAGCAGTTTGAACAATTACCCCTGTTATCTCATACCAGATTTCATGGTTAAGATCATCAGCAATACCACTAGGATTATATCCAGCAGATTTCAAATATAATTGAGCGCCAAACTCTGATCCGATTTTTGTTCTTGTGACTAACTCTAATAAATAATGTGGTACATCATATTCACCTGATCCAACCGAATCTTTATAATCCCAAGCACAAGTAATTGAACCATTTCCACTAACCAGAGAAGAATAACGCTGCCTTTTGTCATCACTCAAAGCGGTTATATCAACGCTTTCAACATCCGTATTTAATTCATAACTTATTACCTGACCTAATATCCGTGGGTTAGTATTTGCAATTGAAATCCTGATCGGAATAGTAGAAGAAATAGAAGTTAAAGTTATTGCATTTGACGACCCCCCATTAATTGCATTAGGGAAACTCGAATAGAGCCTCAGACCTCCTATTTCGTCTTTATGTATAAACGCCTTGAAACTTGACTGCTGCGTATTGCTTGACCATGAACCTGCATCTATAAAAGCTAAATTTGCATTATTGGTTGAACTTATTTCTATCTGATCACCAGTTAATAATTCATCGGCATCAGCGAAAGAAAAACGCTTTGCAGTGGTATTAACATCATCAATATTAATAGTTCCCTCTAGTGCTCCCTTTGCAGTTTTTCTCTGCAACATTACCTTTCCAAAGTTCCCCAGATAAAGACTCATGGCTTTAGATGCTAACGCTGGTTAAATCACCTGTTGCTTGGAAAGATATTTGAGCTTGCAATATTTCTCCTGGTGATGCTGAAAAATTTGCCCCAGTTATATACACATCCATTGATACGTCATTCAAATCTGAGCCGTCTTTGAATCGCATCGTTAAAGCTTTCTTATCCGTAGTAGATAACCCCGATGTATTGGTGTTGATGATGCTTTTCAATAAAGTACTTGCATCATTTGAATTATCATCTTGCTTGTAATAAATCAATGTTGCACTGCCCTTGTAAGTTCTTAACCCTGGTGTAAATGTTCTTGTATTGTCTCCTAAGCTTGTTGTCTCTAAAAGTCCCGCACTAGCAGAAAAAGAATATTGCCTGACCTTTGCAAGTTCATCGGTTCCTAATAACAGAGTCGCGTCACTTCCTGTATATGGTTTAGCCATTACCCTTACTACCTTTACATATTAGTTTAGACGACACTCACCAAATCTACAGTCACAGAACTAATTCCTTTTTGAATTTGAACGACTGAAGGCGAGGACGCATATCGCCAACGACTATAAAAAGCATTTTTATAAATTCCTAAACCTCCCTCCCATCCTGAAGCTTGGGCTTTGTCAGGTCTAAGAAGGAAAGTTTTATAAGAACCTAATCGCTCATCATAATGAGCCAATATTTCCTCCGCTTGAGAATCACTAATATTATCGAAACGCAATTTGAATTTCATGCTTACTCTTCTCTGACCATATAAAATCTTACTTTCGGCCCCAGATTGACTTTTAAAAGTCTTCATGGGGAACTCACCCGCTTCAAATTGTCTTTTAGTAG